TTTCGCTATTCATTTTCTTTAAGCTGTTGTAGCATTATTTCAGAAGTTACAAATGCTAGTTCGATAATCGCCATGTGGTAAGCGTGCGCCCTGTCGTAGTCTTCGTTTTCGTGCGCTTCTATTTCGTGCGCCTTAATACGCGCTTTAGCTGCGTCTATAACCTTTTCTACGTTACGTAAGTATACGTGTGTTTCTTTTGGTTTAGATGCGCTGAAAATCTGTTGAATTTCTTTAAAATGGTTTTTCATTGTTTTGTTTTTAGCGTGTTGCATAATTGCAAACACAAGGCAAATATAAAAACTATTTTTTAATAATTAACAATAATTAACAAAAAAAGTTAAAATAAATTTACTTTACTAGATATAACTAATACTTAAATAATAATAATATATAAGAGTATTATACTTAGTTGTGTTATTTTGCTGTTATGGTTTTTGCGTATTCGCCTCGTTATAAAGGCATTAAGATATTTAAAGGTAGTGTGCCGTTGTTCTTTACTACAGCGCAGCTTATAGCAGGCTTTTTACCTGCCTTTGCGTAAGCCATAGCGTAGCTTTCGTGATCTATACCGCAGCCTACCTGCATACCGAATATACGAAAGTTCTGCCCTACGTAGTGTTCGCAGTAAGCCTGTGTGTGTAAGTGTCCCTGAACTGTATTTTGCATATCTGCCCTACACTTTGTTCTAGCTGTGCCTGCTTCGCCATGTATATACTGCACGTTGTCTTTTACGTATCGTTCTGTAAAATACCAGTTAGGCACTTCTAAGACTTCTTTATAGCTTTTAATCCACTTACTAGGTATTGCGCTAGTTTGTGCCTTACGCATTATAATACGGTCATGGTTGCCTATTAAAACGGTTGCTACAGGAAACGCTTCATACCACCGCGCTATTCTGTTTATAGCGTGTTCTAGTTCGTCAGCACCGCCTAAACCGTCTGCGCTTGTTTCGTGGTAACTGCTATAGTGATTGTCTATAATATCACCTATAAATACTACCTCGTTACAGCTATGCGTATGATATTGCTCTATACAAAAGTCTAGGTATTTGTCAAGGCTAAAGGGTTCGTGCAGGTCGCCTATTACCAGTATGTTATTTGTAGTGTGCTTACGGTAGTTTAGTAGTAAGGCTTCTTCGTCAGGTTTTAATCTATACCTATTACTTCCCATTCTTTACTTTTTCAAGTCCGCGACTTCCGAAGTATGCACCTATAACAGTTATTAAAACTATCTGCAATAAATCTACCCAAGTTTCTTTTACTTCAAAATCAATAGTTCCGCTATCTATAAATACCATAATTACAGTAGATACTACAAGAAACGCTAAAACTAAAGGACGTATAGACTTAGTTAACCAGTTGCCGCTCATATCCGCTACCCATCTTTTGCTTACTTCCTGCTCTATAGTTTTAGTAAGGTCTACTTCTATTTTACGTAATTCGTTTTTTAAGGTCTGCGCTTCTTCTTTATTAGTTATTACTTCATCTACTAAATTAGTTACGCCGCCGTTAAAAAGTTCTTTAATTATATTGCCTATTGGTAAAGCCATAGTGCGTTAGGTTTGTTAGGATCAGTATCTGCGTGTATAAAAGTCTTAGCTATACCTATACGCGTAAAGCCTGCTTTTATTAAGCCCTGCACTATTGCGCTACGGTGTGCGCTGTTGTTTACTGCAATATCTACAGCACAGCCTTTAAGGTGACTGCTTCCTACACGTCCGCCCACTTTAGCGTTATGTTCTACAGTTCTATATCCGCTTGTAATTTTAAACGGCACGCCTGCTATAGTTCGTGCTTCGTCTAGCTTATGTAAGAACGCTAAGTCCATTTTACCGCCTTGACATTTTGGTAAGCCGCTACCTATTTCGTCTGGGCTGTCAAACTCTTCGAAGTTAAAATAAATAAGCATTATTTTTTACTTTTTATAAACTCTAGTATAGTATCTATTTTGCTTTTGATATACTGCATATCTTTAGCATTATTTTCGTGGTATTTGCTAAACTGCGAACGAACTTCAATGATTGAAAAAAAGAAAAATTTATACAAAGCATACAAACTACCTAGCAATAAAATAAGCGTTAAGCCGTAACGTTCTATAAGTTGTAGTATTTCTTCCATTATACCTTACAATTATCGCAAGCACCTATACAAACACTTTTAAAAGTAGCGTAGTATAACGCTTTACATACTATATTTTTTATTGCTCTAATCATTTTTGCAACTTTTAATTGTGGCTATTTCTATTTCTAATTCTACTATACGTTTTTGGCTTTCGTTAAGTATCTTTATCTTTTTGTCTAGCCTGTTATTTAACACTATTAGATCTTCTTCTAGCTGTGCTATTTGGCTATACGCTACACCCATAGTAAAGATTATACCTACTATCCAAATTATGTTACCTACATTTAACGTTAAGTCTTTTTGTATCATCTGCCCTGCCCTCTATACTTCTTCTTGTAGCCGTTCTGCCCTTTGCTTGCATTTTTACTATGCACGTTTTTACGTTTTTTTTTAGGCTTAGATATAAAACTACTTGCTACCTTTCTTGCCATTTCTATTTTTTCTGTATGTTATATACTTATCTAGAGTGTAAATAATACCTAGCGCTAAAGCTAGTATCTGTAGTATTTGTTCTACTTCTGTAAGAGAAATAAATAACGTTACACTATTTAACCCTAATACGTCGGCGTTTTGTTGTAGCAGGTTTTTCATTTTTAGACTTATCTAAATAGGTTTTTAATTTTTCTATATTTTTTTGCTTAGGCTTATATTTCATTAGTAGCCTATCTCGTTAGCTTTAAAAAAATTACGTAGCGTTATACCCTTTTGCGCTTTACCCTGTATACCAGTCTGTAAGTTCATGCCGCTA